AACAATCGTTGGTATGAACAGCCTTACCCGATGCTTTAATGAACTCTTCCGCTTTCTGCTCCCGGTCTAGTTCAGATGGTGGGACTGTAACTTCCTCAGCCTCCTCCGCAACTTTTTGGAACTGCCCAAGTGAGATTGAAATCGGTTCAGTTGGGGACTCAGGTTCAGGGGTCACTGTCACTTGTGGCGGGGTTGCTGCTGCCTGACGTGCATCAACCTCTTCCTGCGTCAAGGCCTCATAGCTGAAAATCAATTCAGTGGCTGCATCCACGCTTTCTACACCTTCTGGAACAGCCCACTTGATACTGAGCACCTTCGATTCAAAGGACTCCAACGTTGCTTTGGAGACTGCAATGCTCCCCCCAGCGGCCTCAATAATCGCTGCCGCCAGAACAGACAGCTTTTTGTTTTGAGAGATGGCTGTGCGAAGTTGTGGGATGACTTGACCAACTACAGTATCAGGATCATTCTTGAGTTTCTCGTTTTCAGCTTGAAGTTGTTCGACAACCTGTTTGGCGGAGTCGAGGTACCGCAGCTTCAACGCCCGGTTTTGCAACCCCTGTAGTGAACGCTTGGACATTACTTTCCCTTCCTTGTTGCGACCTTCTTGGCCGGGGTGGGTTTCTTGGTTTTCTTCTTTGTTGCTGCCTTCTTAACAGGGGTGGAGTAGAAAATCTTATCCGCCCACTTGTTGATGATAGATTCAACCTGCTCCGGGAGAATCCGTTTATCCGGGGAACCTTCGACCGAAGTCAGAATCATGATGATGCTGCTGACGAGGTTCACAGCCCGAATAGAGTTGGTAGCCATCCACCCATAATCTTCTGGGCCACAATCGAATAAAGCCGTACCCCACATTTCAGCGAACGCTTGTTCAGCCGCGCAGGAATCATGGGGGGCTTGGTAGTTGGGGTTGGGCTTCATCACGCGGGTTTGCGTGTCAACGAGGAACTTGTCACTGATGTTGGTCTCACCGTTGAGTGGGGCTTTCTTCTCTGCTATCGGGGGACGAGCAATGCTGTCGTCAAATATCGGGTTCCACATTGATTGGAAACCAGTGCTCGGGTCTTCGTAATAGAGGTCATCCACCTTACGGAATTTGCTGCCATCTGCCTCAAAAATGTTGCCGACAGGGATTTGGGAAAATTTAGTAGCCATATAGGCCCTCCGTCAATCCTTAATACTGGGTTTTTCGATAACCAGATGTTTGCTAAAGTCGGTTGGCGCTCTCACCGGACCACGATAGTAGTTGGGGGCTCCTGCCCACAGATGTCGCATTCCTTGCCACGGTCGTAGCAACTGCAATGGTAGCCAACGTCAGACAGGGGGCACGTCTTCACATCGCTGTACTCATCTGCAATTTCTTGCATACCGCCGAAGTCCTCAAGCTTACTCATAGGCTCCTTATACCGCGTGAATGAGATACTCGCCGTCGCGTTCCAACATGTCAGTAAGGTGAACAGAGCACGATACAATATGCTCTGCGTCATCGGGGTCTTCTACTGCTTTAAGGGCTTCCCACTCAGCCAGTTCATTGCAGGTCGTCCAAGCATTGACCCATCTTCGTGGACGTAATCACAACGTGTCTGATTCATCAGAATCCCCTCTTAATTTCTGACTCTCTGAAATCTTCCTTCGAGTCTCTTCTGAACGCTTAATACCCGTTAAAGCCTGTCTAATTTTGTTTTTTCTTTCATCAGAGAACACGGCTCCGGCTCCACGTTTGTTACCCTGCATCTGCTCTGACAACCGATTGCAGGTCGCCTCGGAGTGGTGCCAGCCGGTGCCTCGCGTGGCGGTGCCTTTACGGATGTTCCTGAGTTTCTGCTTCGTGGCGTCGGACAGATGCCTACCTTTTTGGGCAGCAGCTATCCTCTCTTTGACTTCCTGTGAGTGGGAACGACCGTTCATCCCGTACGCCTTTCCCTCAGCCTCAGCCTTGAGTTTCTTTTGCCTCTTGGTCTCGCTTATGCGACGTTTGGATTCATCAGTGTGTTTGAGCCCAAGCTTCCCCTCGCCTCCGTCAGTGAGATTAACCAGCCGATACCCTGAATGGCGTAGCGTGCGTATCCAATACCGCTCCAATTCGGCTAGGAGCAGGGGGTCAGACACCCGTTCGATAACTAAAATCTCGGGTTCAACCCCCTCCGTCTTCAAAGCTGTAACCCAGTTGTACAGGTAAGCCTGTTTCGGGTTAGGTGATACAACATGTGCCCTCGGTCGATGAATCCCCGAAGTGCTCTTACCGACATAGCGGGGTTCACTGTTCCTCGGGTCTCTCAGAAGGTAAATCAGGTAACGTTCCAGCGGGTTCATATTGCGCGGTATCAATGCCGTTGTCCTCTAAGAAACGTTTCGCTAGTCGAGAAATGTAGTCTTCCTCAATCTGAAGTTTAGTCACCAAGTCTTGGTTCGGGTCACGTACACCCTCAATCTGCTGTTTCTTGATACCCAAAATATCTGACATAATCGGGTCGGAACCATGCTCAGACAGCAAATAGTAGGCGGTCACCGGGTCATCCTGTCCATCGCGATGGACGCGACCGATGCACTGCTCGTGGACGCCGGGGCTCCAATCCAGTTCACCAAAGACAACAATGTGGCACATGTCTTGCAAACCATCCATACCAGCCCCAGCCCGGAGAGAAATCATCATGACCTTGGACTCACCTTTGAGGAAAGCTTGCTTGGAGGCTTCCTTTTGAACAGGAGACTCGGAGCCGGTGAACATGACTGGGTTCAAATCTTTGAGTTGCTCCATCCAGATACTGTAGACCTCGCGGTGCCAGCCGTACAGTACAAGAGGTTCATCGCTCTCTTCCACGAGGAACTTGACGAACTCAGCCACGAATGGGGCCTTGGCGATTCCAGTCGCCTGACGCATCTTCATGTCGAACTCGCCAGCGGCTTGCATCTTCTGACCTTTGAAATCCTGCGTCTGCTTCAAAATCAGCTTGGCGAGTTCAATTGCCTGTCCCTTCAGATGGTCGATAATCTTAGGGTCGGCGTCAATGTGGTGAGGCACCACAGTAATGGCTGGGAGTTCCCGCTTGACTTCCTTGCGAGTGCGGCGGAGCATAATTCCCATCTCGCGTGCATAGAGGCCGAACGCGGCTGGGTCTTTGATTTTGACCTTTCCGAACTGGTAGATACACCACTCGCGGATAAACTCGTCCTGTGTGCCCAGCACATCTGGCAGCACTACATCCACGATGTTGAAGATTTCACCGCCATAGTTGTAGATAGGGGTGGCCGATGTGCCGAGGCGGAAGTCACATTGGTCGGCGATATGCTTCGCCGCAGCGTATTTCTGTGTGCCCTTGTGCCGAAGTTCCTGAACCTCATCAAAGACAACAGACTTGACTACCTTTCCCAGCGTCTCAGCCCAGCCGCCCAGCTTGTGATAGTTGCAGATGAACACATCGGGTAGTTTACCCTTAGTGTACTGTAGAATGTCGTATGGGGTACCCTTCTTCAGGATGTGCGTGCTGAGGTCTGAGAACTTGCGTACCTCATCCTGCCATTGAAAAGGAAGGTGGGCGAGGGTAACCACCAGAGCCGGTTGCAGCCGTGGGTCGATGAGCCCAGCGATAGCGGTACAGGTTTTGCCCAGCCCCACGTCATCAGCCAATAGGAGACCACCAGCAGTGAGCCACATGTGAGCGGCAAGAGCCTGATACTCACGGGGAGGCAGCTTCATCTTGAAAGCTTCCTGCTCCATGCGCCCATTCAAAAGTTGTTCAATGATGGACTGGCGTTCACGGTGCAACTGAGCCCGTTCTGTGAGTAGTTCGAACGGGTAAACTTCCATGGGGTATCGTTCGAGGAACCATTGAAGGTCGCGGCAGTTCTCCGGCGTAGCAGAGATAGACTGCTTGCCGAACTGCCATGTATCAATTTTAGCGAAGACGCGCTTAAGCCGGATGGCTACATGGGGTTGGCAAACAATATCCCAACAGCGGTTACGCTTGTTATAAGTACAGGTTCCGTAGGTCTTCATTATTTACTAGTGCATGTCGAGTCGCCGTGCCAACTCTGCATCACACATCTCGGGTCTTCCTTCAAGTTTGGCGTTATGCAGGTCGATGATGTACTTACGTAGCCAGTCAGAGCCTGACGTGAATACATAGTGGTCTTCTTGAACTGTACGCACGTTCGTGTGTGCGTGGTCATCATAAAAGTCTGTCCACTTCTCGTCAAGAATGCTCATTTTTTAGCTCTTCCCTGATTTCCATCCGCAGTTTACCTAGCATGTTTTGACCATCCTTGTTCGGACCCCAACCCCAAAAACCATCCCGCCACGAATCTTCAATCAACTCGCGGTCGCCGGTTTCCAGTAGCTTGCGGCGGACATACTCATGTTGCTTGGCTTTAGCCCGGAGGATGTCCTTCATGATA